GGGGTTACATACGTTCACGGCACAGGAAGTAGCGGAAAAGGAGCGACAAAGCGTGTGAGAGAGTGGCATACCTCAATCGTGCAAGGTCATATTCATACAGAAGCGTATGTTGATTGGTACTGCAACAAGAATTACAGGCTCTTTGCAATGCAAGTCGGATGCGGTGTTGACGATAGGTCATACGCTATGGCCTACGCTAAAAACTTCACTAAAAAATACATCATTTCTTGTGGTGTCGTTTTAAACAATGGTACGTTACCGATTGTTATACCGATGAACTTAGACTGACAATCAGTCGTTTACAGGCTTCGCCCAACATCAATCCAACATCAATCCAACACAAACAATAAGTAAATAAATATATATATATATATTATTATTATATAAGTATATATATTAGTTATTATATATATTTAACTATATAAATAAAGGTTACAAACTTTTTTTACTAGGTTAAATAACAACTTTATGAACAAATTGTTTTTTTATTCCAATAATTATTTTTAGATTTGTTCCATCAATAACAAACAAATACACAAAACAATGACACAATACTGCTGCTACTATTCACACATCGACAAGCAAGGAAACCAATTAGATTTAAGCCATCTCAATAGGTTTGACGATATCATTAAAATTATTGAAGCTAAATCTGTAAAAGAAGTAATCAATAAATTTCTAACCACTTACCCAAATCTAGTTATGATTGGTGTAAGAAAACACTACTAAACAATGTTAAAAGAACTATTTGAAAAAACGCTACCTAGTTACTACAACGAGATTAGCAAAAAAGAGACTCACGTTTATTTGAGCAACGTTGACAAAGTTGTTGACGAAACAAAAGTAAGAATTAGAAAGTTAAAAGCTGAACATACAGCTAAAGGCGAATACGATATTGTTGAAGGCTTGCACTTAGCAATATGCGAAATGTCTTTTATGACTTCTGAAATAATGTTAAAACAATTAAAAGATGAAACCGATGTCTAAACAAAGAGAAGAAAGCCTAACAGAAACAGTATTAGGGGTTTCCCTAATCGTAGGTTTGTTCTGTTTATTTTTCACATACACAGGGCAATCAATACTAAAGCAATTACTAACCATTATTATATAACAATGAGCACAAAAACAGAAATGCTAAAAAAGTTGTTTGTAGAAAACAATTTAGAAAAAGAGGATGTTTTCAAACATCAGCACTACACAATTATCACTCGTGCGGGTATTGATAAGATACAGGCTAACAACCAAATCAGTATAGATTACGAGGTTGTCGAGTGTGAAAAAGATTTTGCAGTAGTCAAAGCATACGCAAAAGTCAACGACAAATCAATACAAACCTTTGGAAGCGCACTTAAAGGCGATTTTAAGACAGGAAACTGCAACACTTGGTACGTTATGGAGATGGCCGAGAAGCGTGCTATGAGCCGAGCGGTACTAAAGCTAACAGGGTTCTACTCGTTAGGTGTATTTGGCGAAGATGAAAGCGAAAGTTTCAAGAAATGAAATGGGTAGATGAGTTTTTTCAAGATGAGGAATGCAGCTTATATCAAATTTCAATGATAGAAACTTTAATGAAAACATCATCAGCAGCATATCTCTATCAAGAAATTGATATTACAGAACTCACATACGAAGAAGCTAACGAAATAATCAAAGAGTTGAGGGAAAACGATAACCCTATCGACCCTCGTGAACAATTTAATAGAATGTTTAAATGATAGTAACAAACAACAATCAGAAACTGCACGATTTTAAAGCGTGGTCGGGTGCAGTTGACACTAAGCAAACAATACTAGACCAACACAAATCAGAAGATTTTGAGTTCTTAATTGATGAGTTATACCCCGATGGGTTAACTGAAACGCAACTCAACGACCTTTTATGGTTTGAAGAAGAATGGATTTACAAACAATTAAATATTAAAAATCAGTAATTATGAAAGTAACAGGTAAATTAGTTAAAGTCCTTGACAAACAACAAGGCACAACGCAAAAAGGAAGCGAGTGGATTAAACAAGATTTTGTGATAGACACAGAAGCTAAGTACAATCCCGAAATTTGTTTTACGCTCTTTGGCGAAGAAAAAGTTGATATGCTAACACAATCTATCGGAGACACGATAGAAGTGTCTTACAACCTCTCTAGTCGTGAATACAAGGGCAAATACTATACTCAAGCGCAAGCGTGGAAAATAGAAAGCCCTTTAACGCAAAGCGAGGAAGATAGTTTCATTGCAGAACTTAACGAAGATAGTCCGTTTTAATTATGAGGGCAGGTAGCGAAATAGGGTGGTGCGACAGTAACCACCCTAAAGCACCTTTTGAATGGTGCGAACAGGATGTTAAAGCTAATGTAGAAGCACTAGGTTTCAATTTAGCTGATGTAAAATTAGGCGAAAACAAAATGGACTTATACCTAGAAGATAGAGACACAAATATAGGATATGATTTTTACGACCTTGAATACGTTTTTTATGAGGTGTTTACAAGGAAGGATTTCTTGAGAGAATGGGATGAAAGGTTTAGTCCGTGTTGCGGAGCCGATATTATAGAAGATTTTGAAAGGTGCAAACAATGTAAAGAAGCAATATAGATATGGATTTAGCAAAAGAAATTAGAAAAATTAAATACATTGTTGAAGATACAGCAAATGTTGATGCAGGATCACTAGACAATAAGACAAGAAAACGTGAGATTGTGTTGGCTAGAATGGTGTTCGCAAACTTCTTACAATATGAGGTAGGCTTGAAAGAGGAAACTATGACAAGATACCTAAAGCGTGATAGGAGTTCTTTTTACCACTACCAAAAGCAGCACGAAAAGTATGCTGAAAATGATAAGATATATCCCGAATACAACGACTTGTTTGAAAGGGTTAAGTTGAGGTATTATATGCAAGATGATAAATTGTTTGATGGAACTAGCAAGATGGAAAAGCTGCGAGCCTTGGAACAGATCAAAGCAAAAATGAATGATTACGAAAGGCAAAAAGAAGTTCTAACAAACGAAATAAACATACTATCGTGAAAGGTTGGATAAAGCTGCACAGGAAAATACTCGACAATGGTGTCTTTGCAGATGCCGAGTTGTTAAAGGTGTTCGTATGGTGTTTGCTTAAAGCAAATATATCTGAAAGCGAAAAGAATGTTTACGATGCAAAACTTAAACAAGGTCAATTCATAACAGGCAGGGTAAGTGCATCAGAGGAACTTTACATAAAACCATCAACAGTACACGATAGATTAAAAAGGCTGCAAAGGATGGGTTACGTTAAGCTAAAGTCAACAACTAAATACACTGTGATAACTGTCTTGAAGTTCAAACAATATCAAGTTGACAATCAAAACAAGCCTGCTAAACCTATTGAGGAGCGTTTTAAGAAGTTTTTTGAAGATGTGCGGGTGTTTGTGTCAGAATACGATATAATTGTCTTAGATGCCTTCATTTCATATTGGACTGAAAAGAACAAATCTAAAACCAAAATGCGATTTGAGTTGCAAAAAACTTGGGATACGAAACGCAGGTTAGAAACTTGGAACAAAAACAAGGATAAGTTCGGTGCTAAAAGTGAAACGAGCAAGGTTCAACAGCAAATCAATAATTGGCAGGAAGCTAGAAACATCATAAACAATGGATAAAAGTAAACAGATTTGGAATAGGTTCAAGTCAGACCAAAAGCAACTAAAGTTAGACTGCGTTGATATACTTGGAAAGTGTTATGTGATGATAGGGCAGAAACCCGAAAGCCAACAAATAGTTATGATGGCTCAACTATTGTACGATGATTTGATAAACAGATACAGTCGTATGGAAATAGACGAAGTGAGGTTTGCATTGGAAGATGGAATTAGAAACGCAGGCGCAAGTTGTTTTATCAATGTCAACTCTTGGAACGAATGGTTAAAAAACCATCGTAAAAGTGAACAGCTAAAAAGGCAACAAAACCTAATTACAAACTACACAAAGCATAAACATTCACAAAAGGCTATTGCAAAGACAATAAGCAAGGCTAAACAAAT